GAACAGTTTCTAAAAGAACCATATGAAACCGATTGACGAACTTGTACCTGATGAATCAAAACCAAAATTTGATTTAAGAGGAATACCAACACACGTTTGCATATGTGGTTGTAAAGTTTGGAATCTTAAAGTAATGTTTGAAGACAACGCAATATCAATGTACTTCCTTGATATGTTTTGTTCCGCTTGTGGTAGCCCTGCTACCGCACCAACAGCAGAGGAATTAGATTGTGAGTAAAGATTTAGCAATCAAGTATTGGACTACCCATTTCCAAACTATGATTGATGAAAAAGCAGCAGCCACAGACACTATCCCTTCTGCTTGGCGTGCTGGCGGTCGCGCCACCAAAGCGTATCCGGAAAAAGAAAACGATATTTGGTGGCAAGACAACGGACCACAAATGGTTGACAATTTTATTCAATGGTGGAGAAATAACAAATGGTCAGTGTGGAACCACAACGGTGTTCTACAAGTTGAACCAGAATACAATGTGATGTTCGGTGACATACTTGTAAAATCTTTTATTGATTTAGTTGCTGTCACACCTGATGGTGACATTGCTGTTGTTGATTATAAGTCTGGTGTTTATATGCCTGACACAAATATGCAACTAGGTTTATACGCTTGTGCTGTCCAAAGTGTAACCGGTGTTAGACCAACAAAAGGTTACTTCTATAACGCCCGACAAGGTATTATGGAAGACGCAGGGGACCTGTCTCGTTGGACAGTGCAACTATTTACGGAACTGTTTGCACAGTTTGAGAAAGGGATTCAGGCAGAAATTTTTTTGCCAAATCTTGGTATGATGTGCAAGTCTTGTTCTGTTAAAGATTACTGCCACGCTTACGGCGGGGAGTTGGCAGTAAAGTTAGACCCACTTGCCACTCTATAGAGAAGGAAAAGAATGAGCGCAGATACACCAGGGGTGAAGACACAACTTAACTTCAAAACCTCACAAGGTACATTAGTTAATATTTATCTTTACTCTTATGATGAAGATGAAATTAAAGGTGCACTGACAGCGATTGCTAATGTGACACCTGAGATTAACGCAGTGGAAACACTGTACAATGCACAAGGCACATTACGTGCATCTCTTGGTGCAACACCTGTTGAACAACCACGTACACAATCAGCACCTGCTGATGGTGCTAAGGCTTGTAAACACGGTGAGATGAAACTTCGCACAGGTTCATCTGCTAAAGGTCCTTGGAAAGGTTATTTCTGTCCAAGTCCTAAAGGCACAGCAGACCAATGCGAACCACAGTTCATCAGATAAAACAAAACTAAATACAGGATACCTTACTAGTTAGGAGCAGTTGTGTTAACCATTAAGCAAGCCGCCGTTCGGCATCTTGATGAACCACAACTGCTACCTGACTTATTTCCTTCGTTAAAAAAAGAAGGCATCAGGTTTAGACGCGGTCAGGTAACAATGATTGCTGGTCAACCAAACTCAGGTAAATCTTTGCTTGCACTTTTTTATGGTATCAAAGCCAATGTTCCAACACTTTACATTTCAGCAGACACCGATGCCTATACCACATCTATTCGTGCTGCCGCAGTTATCACAGGGCATCAAGCAAACACCATTGAAGAATCATTTAAAAACGATGGTCAACAATTTTACACTAAAGAACTATCATCATTAAAACATATGGAATTTTCTTTTGACCCATCACCAACACTTGACGATGTTGATTTGATGGTTAAAGCGTATGGTGAAAAGTACGGTGAGTGGCCTCACCTAATTATTATTGACAACCTTATGAACGTGTCTGCTTTGCACGACAATGAGTGGACTGGTATGCGTGACATTATGAAAGCCTGCCATCACATTGCACGTGAAACAGATTCAGCAATATTTATTTTACATCACACATCTGAGGCTGAGGGTGAGCCAACACGTCCACCTTCAAGGCGTGCCATTCAGGGTAAAGTTTCACAATTACCTGAAATGATTTTGACTGTTGCAATGGAACCTGAGTATTCAGAGTTTCGTATTGCTTGTGTTAAGAACAGGTTTGCTAAACATTCAGCGATGGGTGATAAGTGGGTGGCATTAAAAGTTGATGCTAGTCGTATGAGTTTGAAAGATGAAGACCTTATGCAACAGGCTTTAAGATTTCAAGGAGTGAGAATAGATGGGTAAAGGTAAAGGTTTAAAACCAACACCGGTTAAAGCAAACATTAATGATAGAGCAAATGGTAAAGCAAGGAAACAGAAACCTAGGAAACAACGTAAAACAGGTCGCACCGTTGGTGGATATTCTCCTGCAAAGTTAGCGGAACGTGCTAAGAAACGAGCAGGCAATGTCGGCAAAGAATAAAGCCAAAGGTTCAAAGTTTGAAACAGATGTAATGAAATGGTTACGTTCCAAAGGATACACAGCAGAACGTTTACGCCAAGCAGGTGCGAAAGATGAAGGCGACCTTGTTGTTTATGTTGCCGGCACACCATATCTGTTTGAATGTAAAGCAACAAAGAAGTTTGATTTGCCCCAGTTTTGGCGTGAGTTACAGGTAGAAGTTTTAAACTATGCTGAGGCAAGAAATATAACTGTTGGTCCTATTGGTTACGTTGTTGTTAAAAGACGCAACGGTGGTATTGATGATGCTTGGGTTATCCAATCATTAGACCAATGGAGCAAACAATATAAACCATAACAAACACGATTTGGAAACCGTAGTTAAACACTATGGTGGAAAAATAAGAACTAGCACAGGGTGGCAAGCCACCAAGTGTGTGATACATCCTGATGCACACGCATCAGCAACCGTGAACATACGGGAACAACTTTACAGTTGTTTTGTGTGTGACCTTTACGGCGATGTGTACGAACTGATTAAGAAAAAGGAAGGGATAGAGTTCAAAGATGCTGTCGCAAGAGCAGAAAGCATTACTAACGGAAACCGCAGCACGGTACTACGAAGCACTAAACGCAGAGACAGCCTCTTACCTCAAATCAAGGGGAATAAGCAAAGAAGTGGCCGCTACATTCCTGCTAGGTACAGTGATTGACCCTGCACCTGGGCACGAACACGCAGTTAATGCTTTAAGTATTCCTTACCTAACTAAAGCAGGTGCTGTTGGTATTAAGTTTCGTAAGACTGATGGTGGTCAACCTAAATACATTTGGCCAACAGGTCAGAAGATTGGGATGTTCAATGTTAATGATTTAACTTTGGACACTGAAACAATGTGTATTTGTGAGGGTGAACTTGACACAATTATTTTGTCAGGGATGTGTGGTATACCTGCTGTTGGTGTGGCTGGTGTTACACAGTGGAAGGACTGGTTTCCTATGATGCTTGAGGGATATAAAAGAGTTTTTATTTTTGCTGATAATGATGTTAAAGAAGATGGCCGTAACCCTGGGATGGAACTGGCTAAGAGGATTAAAGAAGATTTGAACAGTGCAGTTGTTGTTAACTTACCTGAGAACAAGGATGTTAATGATGTGTTTTTGCGTGAGGGTGCTGATTGGTTTAAGGAGAAGATAGCGTGACAACAATACTTGGCATACAAAAACCAGACCACTGTTTACTGATAGCAGACTCACGTGTAACAGATGACAGTGGCAGAACATATTCACACCACGCAATGACCAAGATAACTAAACGTGGCAAATATCTTATTGCTGGTGCTGGAACAACACAACCTTGTGACATCATCCAACACATATGGAAACCACCAACACCAACACCAAACTCATACAAAGACCTATACCATTTTATGATTGCAGAAGTTGCAACATCAATGAGACTTGCATTAGCAATGAACGGGTACACACCTGACAAAGAAAACGATGAACCAGATTTTATATTCCTAATCGCATTAGGAGGAACCATCTTTGAACTGGATGATTCTTTATCGGTACTGATGCGAGATGACGGTATCTATGGCATTGGCTCCGGTTCTCCTTATGCCATAGGTGCTTTACAAGCAGGTGCAACTTGGAAACAATCAATGCAAGTTGCTGCACGAAACAATGTGTTCACAGCACCACCATTCATTACACACAAGCAGACCAAATGATAAGAGAGTTTGTTGGTGGACCAATAGATGGCACACAAATACCTTTAGATGATGATGATTTAACAGATGAAATACATATAGATATGGTAAACTTAAATGGTAGCATCACTGTTCACATTTATGTTGAAGACGAAGAAACAGGTAACTATAAATACGAAGGTGAATCCTCACCAGAAGATTTATATGAAGAGGAAGAAGACGAGGAATGAGTAATGACACAGGCGGAGTGGGAACAGGTGCTGATGCTACTAATGAACCAGGGGTTCAAGATAGTGGCGCACAACAGGCAAACGGAAACGATAACCGTAAGGCTCCCACAAACTTTTTCTACGACCACCCAGCAGTAACTGACCACGGAAACGGCATAGCCCTACAAGATTTAACATCCTTTATGGAATCATTCAACGACTATGTTGTGAGCCGTATCAAGGGTGTTGGTGCTGACCAGTATATGAAATCAACAGGTCAGTTGTTTGAAACATTCACTGTTAAAGAAACAGTTGATGAACTGTTGGCAGAGTTGGCTGACACTATTGCTTACACCAATTTTATTGCTATCAAAGTGATAGCACTATCAAATGCTATTAAGGAAAACAAATGAAACGCATAGTAGTGCTATCGGATATGCAAATACCTTTGCATAATAAACCTGCAATAGAAGCAACAATAAAGTTTGTTAAAGATTACCAACCTGATGAACTTTTTTGTGTTGGTGATGAGGCTGATTGTTTAGCACCGGCACGTTGGTCTAAAGGTTATGTTGCAGAACATTCTAATTTACAGCGTGACCTTGATGAGACCACTCGCATTATGGGTAGGTTTCGTAAGATGATTGGTGATAAACCATTTCACCTTATGCGCTCAAATCACGGCGACAGAATACAAAGATACATTGAACGAGATGCCCCAGCACTTGCATCATTGCGTGATTTAAAATACGAAAAACTTTTAGGCTATCGTGATTTGGAAATCACTTACCACAACAAACTGTGGAACTTTGCCCCAGGTTGGGTGATGGGACACGGCGATGAAGGTGCAACCTCACGCTACGCAGGTGGCACAGCAGTATCACTAGCAAGAAAGATTGGTATGAGTGTCGTCTGTGGACACACACATAAACAAGGAATCATACATCACAACACATCATTCAATGGTAAACAAACCTCATCCTTGTATGGGTTTGAAGTTGGAAACATAATGGATTTAAAACAAGCCACATATTTAAAAGGTGGAAGTGCGAACTGGCAAAGTGGGTTCGGAATTTTATACATAGATAAAGGTAAAGTAACACCAGTACCAGTACCAATGATAGGTAACTCGTTCGTAGTAGAAGGCAAAACATACAAATGGTAGAAGACAAATGGGTAAAAGATGTTGTTGAAATAGCACAAACATCAGCCTATGTAATCACAAGAAACTATAAAGGTTTCGCAGAAGCAGACGATGTCAAACAAGAATTACTTGAATGGTCATTGAAACGCAACGACAAAATACAAGAATGGTTAAACGAAGACTTATCAAAACAAGAATACCGAATAGGAATTAAACGCTTAGCCAAAACATTTAACCGTATGGCAGACAGATACTGTCGTAAAGAAAAGGCTAAGAAACTTGGTTACTCAATACACGATGAAGCATTCTATTCAACAGCAATGATAGAAGAACTATTACCAATGGCATTCAGTTCAAACATTATAACCAAAGACCCTGCAACAGAGTTTGTTTCTAATGGTGGTGGCGACCCTGCAACAGCAGGTTCATTCCTTGCCTCAATGTATGACATAAGAATAGCGTTACGTGAATTAACAATAGAAATATATGAGATGATGCGTATGCACTACGAAGATGGTTTAACATTGGAACATATAGGCGAATACTTTAATGTTGATAAGTCAACTATTAGTAGAAAAATTAACACAGGTATTAAACAGATGAGTAAGGAACTTGGTGGCGAATCACCTTGGAATTAACACAAAACATTTTATCATTGAGGAACATACATAAGAATAAAGATGTGTATGTGCTTGGTTCAGGTGCAAGCCTAAACTTTATTGACCCAAAATTTTTTTACAAAAAGATAACCGTGTGTGTTAATGATGTGGGTGAAATATATTTGCCGACCACAAAATATGTTGTGACCAAGTATCATCCTGAGGCTATAAAGTTTGCACAACAAATGCCTAATGTTAATGTTGTTGTTAGTCGTGGAAGCCTTGGTGGACCACATTACGCCGCTTTACCAGCATTAAAAAACTTGTACACTTTTGACCACAACATAAATAGGGATGCTTCAACAAGTGTGGTGGCTGATTGGCCTTTGGAAGATGGTAGTTTGTATGTGTCTTGGTCAAGCATCACTTCGGCTATGCACGACCAAATTGAAACTAACTACACTGATGAGGTGGACGATTATGACGCAAGATGAACGCTTTGACAGGCTAGAAAATATGTTACGCTCAATCATCTTAAATCAACAGGTGTTATGGGACGCACTAATGGAAATACCTGATGTGCCTAACGATAGCAAACCAATATTGAAGAGGATAAAATAATGAGTTACATTTATGAGACAACACCATACGGGGTGAAACAAATTGGTGACAAGTTTGTGGTGCACCAATTTTGGTGGAACAAAGATGTGTCCGATTGTTTTAACACGCGTGACGAAGCCGAACAACAAGCAATAAGTTTGGCAAAAGATAATGGTTGTCTAGTTAAAGTGAGGATAAAATGAGTAAAACATACAAGGCAACAGCAAGAGTGCACGTAACTGTTGAAGCAAACACAAGCGAGGACGCTTACGTGTTGATTACTGACAGGCTTGAGTCTGCTAACGATTACTTGGACGATTATGACAGCGTTGATGTTCAAGAAATCTAACAAAGATAACTACGGGGTTTGCTATATGTGTAACAAATCTTGGTATTGTAGTTGTGACAACGAGTGCAACAAGGAGGAAACAAAATGAGTTTGTTGTTGTGTGAAATATGTGAGGTCAATACTAAAACATATCTTCAAGGTAAATGGTGTGATGATTGCCGTGACGATTTTAAGACAAGTGAGGACGACAAGTGAACAAGGATATAATGTTAGAGTTAATTCATAGCGAGTTATACGCTCAGTATGATGATAAAACAAGTGCTGATTATGCTTTACTTGGCACATTGAAATCGTTAGTGACAGATGAGTCGTTAGAAAAACTTATCGAAAGAAATGGGTGGGATAAATGATTGCTGAACTGATTATTTCGTTTGGGTTTGTGTTGTTGGCGTTGCTTGTTTGGGGGCAAAGATGAAGCCACCTAAACACATTGTTAAGTTAGGTAAGGACGCTGTTATGTTATGGAAACTACAACAAGCATTGGGGAAACAAGTTGCAACTGATAGCAAAAGATTATTGGCAAGGGGCGTTGTGCGCTGAGGTTGACCCTGAATTATTCTTTCCCCGAAAAGGACAATACCTTGAAGCACAGAACGCGAAAAGATTATGTAACAGATGTGAACTTAAAACAAAATGTTTAGAGTTTGCGTTGAAAGACCCTGAGTTGAAAGGTATTTGGGCTGGCACGAACGAGCACGACAGATACAAAATTAGAAACAGGAGTGGGAAATGGAACTAAGATTTGTGGTCGGTACGATTATTGTGATGATAGGTTTGGCTTTGATGTTGCCTGAAAAAAATGTTGTACAAGATGTTGTACAAGATAAAAAAGTGTATGACTCACCATTAAAGAATCAGCGTGTACCTGATACTGCTAGGGGTTACGCGAGGTCAATGGTTTCTGCTGAAGAATACGAAGCGTTACAAGAGTTGATTATGTTGGAGTCGTCTTGGAATCCTGAAGCACAGAACCCTAAGTCTACTGCTTATGGTTTGGGTCAGTTTTTGGATAAGACTTGGGACGTGGTTGGTATAGAGAAGTCTTCTGATTATCGTATTCAACTTATTGCTACACATAAATATGTTAGGGACAGGTATGGTTCGTGGGTTAAAGCATTAGAGTTTAGGAAAGCCAATGGCTATTATTAAACTTGAAACGTGGGAGTACGAGTACGCCAGCCATATTGGTATTCGTAGGTTCACAGCGAACTGGGATAAAGAAGACGCGCAACATTATCAAGATGATGAACGTAAAGAGGACGACAGAACAGCACAGGTTGCTTCTGCTATTGGTGAGTTGGCTGTTGCTAAGTTAGTTAATCAGTATTGGCACGCAACTATTTGGTCTGCCGATAAACATAACGAGTTTAAGAAACTACCTGATGTTGGTAGAAACATTGAGGTTAGGCGTGTTCGCACACAGGACGCTGTGTGTATTCGTAAAAAGGATACTGGTCGTGGACTTATTGTGTTTGCTGTTAGACCTATTGAGAAAGAGTTTACAGAGGTTGAAGTGTTTGGTTTCATTGACGCTGATGAGGGTTTTAGTAGGGGTAAAACTGTTGAGTATGGTAATGTGTTTTCGTTGAAGGATTTGCGTACAGATTTTTCTTGGTTTGAGGAGATAACAATATGATTGACTTGTG